CAAATGAAGACATTCAACAAGTAGAGAGACTGATTCATCGTGGCGAGTATCCAGTAGAATGGAAGAACGATGAGAATCAAATCAACGGAACCTTAGACGCTTCTGAGTGGGTTCACAATCTTATCAGCCGAGCCAGAGTCCAGTTAGCTTTGTTTCTTCTACCAGAGGAACACCAATACACGCTTCTAGCTGACGAGACGATTGACGACCTAAAAAAGAACTGCAAACAGTTCGAGATGAAGGAACATAATTTCAACTTGACCAGGTCGATGGCAGCGGCAGGGTGGCGACAGTTTCAGTCAGTCGTTAACACGAAGACGAAAGAGCAGGCAGAGCAAGAGGGTCTCAAATTCAAACGCTTTCGCTACGCAGTCCACTTTTGGCAAGCACCCGGTGGTCAGTTAGTGCTGGGTAAAGTTAAGCTCGAGGGCAAATACGTTCCTCCTGGCGAACGTTCAGATCTACCTGAATAATTCCTAAATCGAGAAAGATACTTCTCCAAAAAAACTAAGTTTCGCGGTAAAGTCAGGCTCTTACCCCAGTGTAGGAACCACGTTGGATTCAAGGGTTTGGTTGCTTCCTTTCCCTTGGGTCCGTTCTCTTAGGTGACACCATGCCGCGTCGTAAGGACAGCAAGAAGCTGTCAGTTCAATTCCACTCTGCTGGTGGAAAACTTGGTGATGATGAAGCCTTAGAGAAGGTACGTTCCGAGTTGCGCCATGAAGCACGTCGAATCAAGATAAACGACCGCATCAGCATGGATGGGGATATCTCAATTGTCCCTGATGTTCACTCGCTTGTAGCCAACGCATATTTCATTATTGATTCAGAACTTCGCACTTTGCGACAGGTGAGTTCTACGAGCTATGGTCTTGATAAGAACCAATCCGCAAACTTCGCGGCTTTAGTGCGTTCCATTCAAACACTTTCAAACGTTGAGACATCGCTTAGAGATCAGAACGCACTGGAGGCTTTGCCGGATGATGAACTACGCAAGAAAGCATCTGAGGCATTCCTAAAGCTGGATGGTCGAATCCAACGCAACATGAAAGAGGAATCCAAGATTCTGACCGAGCGGCGAGCTAAAGAAGCATACGCAAAGGCGGCAGATGATGGATGATTTAAAGTCAGTGTTGCGTCACCAGTTCGGTATCAACGTTTTATTAACCGACGACCAAAAGAACACGGCAACCTCACGGCCATATATTCCTGAGGAAGTAGAAGACCGGCCAAACATTCTTATTCGACCGGCAGACGTTAACGACTGTGCATTCATTATGGACACTTGGCTGGATGGGCATGCGCGTCAAAACCGCAACCAATCACGCATAAGCCTGTATAAAATGCATAGGCCAATAGTGGAGGACCTTTTAGAGAACTCATTTACCTATGTCGCATGCAATCAAGCTTTAACGGATCAAATTTACGGCTACGTCTGCGCTCGTCGCTACGAATTTGACGTGTTGGGGAAAAAGCGCAGTTTGCTTATTACGCATTGGGCACACGTTAAATCTGTGTTCCGCACAATGGGAATTGCGACCGCCATTATAGAAAAGGTTTATGGTTATCGTAGGGGGGAAAAGGTCCTTCACACTCACTCGAGCCGGATCATTAAGGACCTGAAACGAGCGCACAACCTTGAGTATGCACCGAAGTGTCAAACCCAAGACGGAATTGACGTTTTTATCGAGCATTTTACTGCTGAACGAATCAAACATTATGGGGGGCATCATGCCAATCGCAGAAATTCATCTAAAACGAGACGCAAAAGAAATCCGACATCAGACACGACTCAAACACGGGTCGAAAGTAACACTGGAGCTACGGGGTGACTTTGTTCACGCACGTTTCGCTGACGGTTACACGGTTGCGATTCCAATGACCTCAATCGGTTTCATCGTCTTAGATGGTAATGAGCTTGAAAAAGAAGCACCTAAGGTCACGAAGTCACCAAAACGGACTCGCAAGGTAAAGAGTGATGGCATCCAAGCCCACTGAGAAAAGGCACGTAGACCAACGTGCTATTTTGCGGGAATTTACCCGTCGATTCGGTAACGTTTCCGACCTCGGCGGCCCGGAACAGACGCCGGATCGAACTTTTCGGTTTCGGGAAGACTTATTTACCCAGCAGACTGACTTTATCGACGATTCAACCAAGCTCAAGGTGGCTTGTTGCTCACGTCGAGCCGGTAAGTCCACTGCAGCGGCGATGTACCTCATTGAGCAGTGCTTAAGGCACCCTGAAAGCCTGTGCGTTTACTTGGCCACGTCTCGTATGGCAGCGAAACGTATTTTGTGGCTCTTACTCAAGCAACTAAGTAGAAAATATGACCTCAAACTCAGATTTCAAAACACGGATCTCGTTTGCCACTTCAACAACGGAAGCAGAATTGAATTACATGGCTGTTCCGATGCCGGTGACCTCGACAGACTGCGAGGAAACAAGTTTAGGCTTGTCGTGGTCGATGAGGCTGGACACTTTACCTCAATCCTCGATGAGCTTGTCCAGGAAACGATTGCCCCAGGCTGTATCGATTTGGACGGAACCATTTGTTTAATTGGGACACCTTCCCCACGCTGCACTGGGCTGTTCTTTAACGCTTACCACGATGAGCGCTTAGGCTATAAGAAGTTTCACTGGACCCTGCACGACAATCCCTACTTAAACAAAAAACCCGGCGCCACAAAGAAGTGGTTAGACGATAGAATGCTGCAAACCGGCATGACTGAATCCAGCGCAATCTATCAACGAGAGTGGTGCGGTAAGTTTGTACGAAGCGATGACTCACTGGTCTACAAGTACAGTAGGAGTAACTTCTATGAGCAGCTCGACCAGAACTTTGATTGGAACTACATATGCGGGGTCGATTTGGGCTTTCATGATGCTACTGCCTTTTCGGTAGTGGCTTATTCGTTCGAGCAACCTACGGTACACCTGGTCGATTGCTGGAGTCAGTCAAAGCTCTTACCTTCTCAGGTGGCAGATCATCTAGACAAGCTTAACAAAGAGTACAGTTTCACATCGATTCAAATGGACACGGCAGGCATGGGTAAAGCCATCGCTGAAGAAATGAAAGTGCGGTTTGCGCTCCCTATCAAAGCGGCAAAGAAAACAGAGAAGTTTGCAGCGATAGAATTGCTTAACTCAGACCTCGAATGTGGAAACTTCTTTATTCAAGAAGACTCGCCGATTTGTGAAGAGTGGGATCAGCTTCAGTGGACCAAAGACCTGAAGAAAGAGCATCCAGCGTACCCTAACCATATCAGTGATGCCACGCTCTACGCTTTTCGTGAAGCTAGACACTACGCATGGCGACAACGCGAGCAGCTTCCAGCCTTTGGCACCCCAGAACGCATTGAATACGAGATGGATCAGTACTGGGCGAAAAAAGGCGATGCAATTCAATCTAAGGACGGTAAAGGATGGTGGGAAACCGCATGGAACTTTCAATAGAACAACTGCAACCATTAATTGACGTTTTAAAAGCTCAGAATGTCGGGTACTTTAAATACGGGACTTTGGAGCTGCGCTTTAATCCAGAGCCACCAATAACCAGTGTTCCTCCGCCACAAACTAACGAACAACTACGAGCAGAGCAGGAAAACATGCTGTTCTACTCGGCGGAGTAAATAAATGATTGGTACTGGCAAGCGAATCTACGACAAGCAGTTTTGGTGGGAATCAAAGAAGGACATTTACCTTAGAATGCTGGCAAAGTTTGATGCTTTGCGAGAGAGCGCAAAAGACCGAGACCAGGAAGCTCTTCTTAACATGCGCTTGTACGGTAACGTCTATATGCGCGACTTGTCGCTTCACGGATATGCCAAAGTATCAAGTCATCGAAAGAGTCACCGTGTTCAAATGAACATCTGTCAGTCCATGGTCGATACTGTTACGGCCAAGGTTACAAGCAGTTATCCGAAGGTTCAATTCCTAACAGATGGCGGAAGCTTCAAGGCCCAGCAAAAAGCCAAACGCTTAACGAAGTTTTGTTCTGGGATGTTTTATAAAACAAACCTCTACAAGGTGGCGCCGATGGTCTTCCGTGACGCAGCAGTCATGGGCATGGGCATCATGAAAATTCATGGTGACGAAAACGGTTTATATTGTGAGAGGGTCTTTCCGAATGAGGTCATCATTGACGAGGTTGAGGCAATCAATGGCGAGCCGCGCCAGTTCTTTCAAAGAAAGTATATCTCGGCTGAAGTCCTTAAACGTATGTTCCCAAATAGTGCCAGTGCAATTGACGATGCCCCACGAGTGGAAGGCGACACGACGTCGTCCACAAAGAGCGACATGGTGGAATGCATCGAAGCATGGCATTTGCCAAGTGGTAAAGGAGCCAGCGATGGGATGCACGCAATTTGCATTGATGGGGCTGATTTACTGTCCGAAGGTTACGACCGGCAACGCTCTCCCTTTGTTTTCATGCGTTGGACGCCACGACTACTCGGATTTTTTGCAGAGGGACTTTGCTCCCAGTTAACTGGACTCCAGGTTGAATTAAATTTTTTGTGTAAGCAGATCTCCACTCAGATGAGACTCGCCACGCCTAAGGTCTTCCTCGAAACAGGAAGCCAAATCTCACGCGGCACTATTACTAATGAGACATGGGGAATCGTTGAGTACACAGGCACGCCCCCAATGTTCAACACACCACAAACAACGTCGCCGGAAGTAATGAGCCACTTGGACCG